CGACGGGGGGAGGCGCCGATGTCCCGTCCGCTGCGCGCGCTGCCCTCGAGCAACTCGAGCGAGACGCCGCAGCCGGAGCTCCAACCTCTGGGGTCGATTACGCCGCGGTTGTGGACCCGGCCGTTACGGAAGCTGACGCCGAGGACTAGTTACGGCTTCGCCGTCATCCACTTCGCCGCTATGGTGCTGCGGCAGCCGCTCGACCCGTGGCAGCAATGGGTGGCCATCCACATCGGTGAGCTGCTGCCCGACGGCCGGCCGCGGTTCCGGCAGGCGCTGATCATCGTCGCGCGGCAGAACGGCAAGACGCACCTGTGCAAAGTGCTCGCCCTGTTCTGGATGTTCGTCGAGAAGCATCCGATGGTGTTCGGCACCTCGACCGACCTCGAGCAGGCAAAAGAAGCGTGGGAGGCGGCCGTCGCCCTGGCCGAGGACACCGAAGAACTGGCCGACCGGATGCCGCCCCGGCCGCGGCACAAGAAGATCGGTAACGGGCAGCAGGTGCTGATCACCGCCCACGGCTCCCGGTACAAGATCGGCGCGTCGAATTCGAAGGGCGGCCGCGGCAAGACGATCCCCCGGCAGATCGGCGATGAGCTGCGCCAGCAGCACACGTGGGAGGCGTACGACGCCGCGGTCTACGCCATGAACGCAGTACGTAATGCGCAAATGGTGTTCATTTCCAACGCGGGCAGCGCGAAGTCCGTCGTGCTCAACTCGCTGCGCAGTGAGGCCCTGGCCGCGATAGACGCAGGCGACACCGACGTCGACCTCGGACTGTTCGAGTACTCGGCTCCGCCCGGGTCGCACCCGACCGACGTCACCGCACACGCCGCGGCGAATCCGCAGTACGGCCGGCGCATGGACCGAGAGGTGATCATCAAGCCTGCCCGGTCCGTGTCGCGGCCCGGCGCCGACCCGGTCAAGCTCGCCGGTTTCCTGACCGAGGTCCTGTGCATGACCGTCAGCCAGCTAGACCCGGCGATCGACCCGGCAGGCTGGGCGGCGACCCGGCGGCCGGCGCCGCTCGACCTCACCGACCGGGCCCGCCTCGCCGCCGTTGTCGACGTCGCCCTCGACCTGCAGCACGCAACCCTCGCGGTCGCGGCCGTCGAGGGCGATACCGTGCGCGGCGAAGTGGTGGCGTCGTGGGACGGCCCGCAGGCGGTCGCCGAGTGCCTGCGGGACCTGCCCGGGTGGATCGCCACCGTACGGCCCCGGCACGTCGGATGGTTCCCGGCCGGTCCGGCCGCGACGATCGCCGCGCAGCTTAAGGACCGGGCGAAAACGACCGGCCGGTCGTGGGCGCCGCGCGGCACCCGCGTATCCGAGCTGACCGCGGAAAGCCCTGCGGTGTGCATGGGCCTGGCGCAGCAGGTCGCCGCCGGCACCTTCGCGCACTCCGGTCAGGCTCTGCTTGATGCGCAGGCCGAACAGGCCGAGAAGCTATGGACGGGCGACCGGTGGGTCTTCACCCGCCGCGGCGCCGGGCACGTCGACGCGCTCTACTCCGTCGCCGGCGCCGTGCACCTCGCCCGGACGGTGCTACCGCCGCGGAAATCCGCCCGCCGGCTGATTGTCGGACCACCCGTGTAGACCGGAAGGTTTCCTGGCCGTAGGACGTACACTGCCGATCATGGGATGGTTCGCCGCCGCAGGACAGATGGTGCGCGAAGTGCTGGGCGTACCGAAAATGATCACCCTCGACCTGAGCCCGGCGGCGACGTTCGACACCGCGCCGCAGCCCATCGACCGGCTGCTCACCGCGATGCGGTCCGGCGCCGGCCCGATCGGGCGCACCGAGGCGATGCAGGTCGCCGCCGTGCAGCGCGGCCGAAATGAGCTGTGCTCGATCGCCACGCTGCCGCTCAAGCTCTACCGCGGGCTCGACGTCGTCCCGTCCGCGTTGTTCCGCCAGTTCGACCCGGACATCCCGAACGTCGTTCACCTCGCGTTCACCGTCGAGGACCTGGTTTTCGACGCCATCGCGTGGTGGCGCGTCACCGGCCGAGACTTCGCCAACTACCCGGTCAGCGTGCGCCGCATCGAGCCCGGCCGGGTGTCGCTGACCGACCCGTCCGGGCAGACGAAGGGCCCGGCCGCGACCCGGTACGTGTGGATCTCCGACGATCAAGGCAAGACCGAACGCGTCGATGCCGCGGAGATGATCCGGTTCGACAGCCCGAACCCTGGCGTGCTCGCCGCGAACTCGAGGGCGATCCGCATCGCCCGGCAACTGGACACGCTCACCGAGATGTACGCGAACAACCCGGCGCTGCGCGAGTTCTTCACCGACTCCGACTCCCCGGACGTGCAGCCGCTCGACGACGACGACATCGAAAAATTCCTGAACGAGTACGGGGCGATGCGCAACGTCCGCCCTTACGGCTACATCCCGGGCGAGTTGAAACGTTCGGACGTGTCGTCGCCGTCGCCGAAGGACCTCACGCTGGTAGAGCTGCAGCAACAGGTCAACCTCGCAATCGCGAACGGGCTCGGCGTCGACCCGGAGGACCTGGGCGTGAGCACCACGAGCCGCACCTACCAGAACGCGGTTGACCGCAAGCAGGACAAGATCAACCGGGTTTACGGGCCGTACATGATGGCGATCACCGACCGCCTGTCGATGGGCGACGTGACGATGTACGGCTACGCGTCGAAGTTCGACCTGACCGACTACCTGAAGTCGTCCCCGAACGAGCAGGCCGACTACTGGGCGAAGCTGAAGGACATGGGTGTGACAGCAGCTCCAGAGATCCGCGGGTGGGCCGGGCTGTCCGGGCCGCCGCCGGCCGCCGAGCCGGCACCGATCGGCGAGGGCGCGTCGTTGTCGCTGCGCCTGCCCGCACCGGCCCGGTTCGACGTCCGACCGGCGGCGACGTTCGCGTGGCAGGACTTCGCGGCGGCCGGCGACATCCCGGCGCCGACCGTCGACGAGGCCGGCCGCACCATCACCGGCCTTGCCGTGCCGTACAACGCGGTCGCGGTCAAGTACGGGCAGAAGCTGCGGTTCCTGCCCGGGTCGCTCGAGTACTCGGCGCCGGAACGGATGGCGCACCTGAAGGATCACGGCACGCCGGTCGGCTACCACCGGTCCGTCACCGACAGCGCCGCCGGCCCCATCGTGGAGCTCGCCGTGCTGGACGGCCCGGAAGGCTCGCCGGCGAAGGCTGAACGCGACCAGCTGCTCTACGACGCCGCGCACGGTCTGTACTCCGGGCTGTCCGTGGGCGTCGATTACTCGTTCGACCCCGAAGACGGCGACATCGTCTACAACGAGGCCGACGGGGTCTACGACATCGTCCGCGCTACGTGGCGCGAGACCAGCACGACGTACCTGCCCGCATTCGACGACGCGCGCGTCACCCGCGTGGCCGCATCTCACACCGGAGGCAAGATGCATTGCCAGCACTGCGGCGGCGCGCACGCGCCTAACCTCGCCTGCGCGACGTTCGCCGCCCAGCTCAACCAGCAGCCGACCCCGCTGCCCGCCCCAAACCCGGCGCCGAGCCCGGCGCCGGCGCCGCCGGCCCCGACCGACCCCGCGAGCTTCGCGAACTTCGCCCAGTATCAGCAGTTCATCGCCGCCGGTCAGGCCGCGGCGCTCGCGCAGCTCGGTAGCCCGCTCTCCGGGCCGTCCACGGTGTCGCCGCACCGGCAGGTCGCTACCGTCACCGACCCGGCGCCGTACCGGTTCGACCGGCGCGGCAACCTGCGCGCCGGCTCCCACGACTTCAGCTCGGACCTGTTCGCCGGCTGGAAGCAAGGCGACCAGGGCGCCCGCGACCGCGCGGAGACGTTCCTGCGCGAGTACTTCGAACGCGCCGACTTCGGCGGCGCCGCGCCGCCGGCCGGGCAGTTCGCGATCACCCCGGCGAACGTCGTCAACCTGAACTACCCGCAGAACCACCCCGAGATGTACGTCGACCAGATGGAGTACCAGTACCCTGTCTGGGACGCCGTCAATAAGGGCACCCTCGACGCCGTCACGCCGTTCGTCATCCCGAAGTTCAACACGGCTACCGGCCTGGTCGCGGAC